AGCTGCTTCTGGGTAACGCCGTTTACCATAAAGTCATCGCGCATCTGCGCATCGACTTCCTCGCGTACCTGCTTCTCGGCCTGCTTCACGGCCTTGCCGAAAGCGGTGATGACCGCAAGGCGCTCTAAGTTACTCACGTTCGGCATCGCTAATCACCTCGCAGACAACAGGCTCGGACACGATGGGGAACTCATGCACGTGGCAATCGTCCTCGCCGCCGAAAAGCGCACCGTTCGCGCCCTTGCTCACGGCAAGCGCCGTCTCCCTGTCCTTGAAAACGCCAATTGGCGTGTAGCCTTGGCTCACGACATAGACTTTCATATTCATCTTCCTTTCGTTTGGGGCTACTCGTCCCTTTTCCTGCGCTTCTTCTTCTCGCGCTGATATTCCGACTCGGCTGCTCGCTCGCTTCTCCCCTCGCGCATGGCCTGTGCCTTGCGCTTCGTCCAGCAGGTTGGGCAGAAGCCAGCCCTGCCAGCCACCGTGCCGGGTCGAGCTTCATAGCATCCGCATTCGATACACTTGCGAACTCCATGCTCGGGGTATTTGCTTAGCGGGAACTTCAGGCACCTGTAGGCGTGCATCCTCACGGCCTCGGGGCTTCGGTAGTAACCCATGCCCTTTAGACCTTCGGAAATAAGCACGTATCCATCGGTGCGGTGCTGGGATATATACCTGTCCTCGGCATCGCGCCAAAAGTAGGTGGACTTGTTACGCGCACGCTTAACAACTCGCGCACGTTCCACAGAATCAACACGATAGTTCTTCGTGCGCTTCGGCATTAGTTCAGCACCCCCGCGCGGTACATGCGCATGATTCCACGCTCGGCATCGCGCTTGGTAGCGTTGCGACCGAGACCGGTAATCGTCTTGCGCACCCATACCGCGCCAGTGGAGCCGTAATTGCCGCCGTCCATCAACTTACGGGCGTACCAAACGCCGCCCCTCTGCTCCGCAGTCCATCCGAAAAACGACATGGCCCTCCTAGTAGTACATGCCGCTCGGCGCGGTGCCCTCGATTCTTCCAGCGATAGCGAGCAACATAAGCAGAACGACAGCGCAAATAATGCTTTGCTTGCGTTCGCTCTGCTTGCTCCACCACCAACTGGCTTTGTCAAATGCCACCAGCGCCAGCGTGCTGATATAATCCATCTGAGACCTCCTTTCTGTCGGGTCTGAAAGCCGTTTCCTTGTTGCTAGCTCGGGACGGCTTTTTTAGTTTTCATTCATCCAGCGGTCGAACTCGCTCACGCTGATTAGCGCGTTGCGCTTCCCGTAGGTCTTGAACTTCAAGCGTCCCGCCTTGTGCTCCGCATACAAGGTGGAGCGCGGAACGCCCGAATAGAGCGCCGTCTGACGGACTGTGTACGCCATTTGCGGTTTCAGCCCGGCGGCTATAGCGAATTGCAGCGCTCGACTTTGCATCTCTTCCATGCTTCACCTCCTAGAGCCGCCAGCGCGATACTGCCTAGGTACGCAATCAAAAGGGCTATACAAATTTCCTTATGACACGGCAGTACCGCGTTCGCGGTTCTATAAGGGTTCTAGAAGGTTTCTAGAAATGCGCCCCAGCGCCATGCGGTACGTATCCTGATTTGCTTATAGGCGGACTGAGAACTAATCGAGAACTTACGATGGCTTGATTAGCGGATACGCACCACGTGACGCTGGGGCTTGATAGGGGTTCACGGTATGGGAACGTAAACCCGAATACCGATAGATGCGTGGGATACGCGGTCATTTCCTACCGCGCTACGGCTCTCCACGCTTACCGCCAGCCCGTGGGCTGGAATCTTGGGTTCGCCTAGCCAGCTCAGGCTAGACTCGCGCGTTGGCGCTCCCTCCCGACTGTTCGCCCACCCGCGCTCGTTGACCCTCGCAAGGGGCGTTCTTGGCTCGGCTAGCAGTGGAGGGTATGCGGTTCTCAAGGGGCGCTATCTCCCTTTGCGTCCCGCTCGCACCGTACTGGCGAGTGTGGTTGGCCCGATCGCAGGAGGCATGTTCACGTAGAGAGGTTCGTGATTCGCCAGTGCGGCGCGTGCGAAACGCATGTTTGATAAATCAGTGGTTGGTTACAACCTAATTACGTTTAACGTAATCGTTGCCGTAAATAAAAAAGCCGACAGCATCAACGAGAATCGGCTTCGCAGTATCAGATAGGTTCCGATACAGTGATTTAAGCTCAGCCAATCGAAACTCTGCTGGGTTTAACTCTCGCTGAGCATATGTAACTCGGGACAATCCGCAGGCACTACCAGCATCTTCACATGTCATGCTGGATGCCTTGCGTGCTGCACCGAACTTTTCCTCATGCATTGGCTCCTCCTTTCTTCTCGCCTGGTTTAGTGTAAACCGTAATTACGTTAAATGCAACGAACAATCTGAAAAATATTTTTAACGTAATGTATAATTGAGTAACACGTAAGGGAGGTAAACATGGGCATACCTGAGAACATTGACGCTCTTCTGGTCAAGTTTGATATGACACCAGAAGGTCTAGCTCGAATTGCCGGTGTTACAACAGCTACTGTTTCAAGGTGGAGGACTGGTAGCACCGAAGCTATACGCCCTAAAACGTTGAACCGCATATGTGAAGCGCTGGAACTTGAGCCAGATGATATTGTTTCAGATCAAAACGGCCTTGCCGCTAAGGAACACGGTCGTATTCCAGACGGAGCTATCAAACCCTGTGCTTCTGAACCCGCCTACGCTCCCCTACTAGGCCGCGTCCACGCAGGAGAAGCCCAGGAGCCTGATGTATTGCAGGATGCAGTACCCGTACCATACGAAATCATCAAGCGCCATCCGCAGGGCTATTTCCTACAGGTGGAGGGCGATTGCATGGATAACGTCTATCCCGAGGGCTGCTACATCCTCATAGACCCCGAGCAGCGCCCCTCAAACGGCTCTATAGCGGTCGTTAGCATAGATGGAGCCGACTATGTAATGCGCCGCCTGTATCGCGGTGCCAACACGCTGATACTGTCCCCTGATTCGCATAACGCCGAACACGAGGACATGGTATTTGCCGCCACCACCGAACACACGGTGGAGTTCCACGGCACAGTCGTATGGTTCCAATCGTCAAAGGAGATGGAGTAAATGGATAACGACCTTTACAACCAAGGCAAGAAGCTGGAACAGATGGGCAACGCCATGCAAAGGCAGGGTGACAGCATAGCTAATGCTGGATGCTCCATGACCATTGGTTGCCTGCTGATGTTCATCATCCTGCTATTGATCGTGATGTTCTTCATCTTTATCTAGTCACATAGTCACATAGTCACATAGTCACATAGTCACACATTTAGCCAAGTAACGAAAAAGCGCCCCACCAACCCGCCAAGACCAGTGGAGCGCCAACCCTCCTGCAAACTCACGATTAGAAGGGGGTAGGTTCATTATGCCACGTTCATCATGGGGAACCAAAACCAAAATCGACAAGAACAAGTGGCGCATCAGGTGGTGCGAGTGGGACGGTCTCAACCGCGTTCGCCGCTCAAAGACGCTCTACCCCTGTACCTCGCGCGAAGCCGACGATGAGTTGCGCCGCCTTTGGCAACTCCATCACTTACCGCCCAATGAGCGCGTAGTGCCGTGTCCCACGTTCGCCCAATGCTGGGACGAATGGTATTTCCCACAGCTTGAAAAGCAGCTTGAGACTGGCGATATGTCGCGCAGCACATTCGTCAACTACCGTAGCGCATGGAGGTCAAAGGTCTCGCCGAAATGGGCAAACGTTGCCATGAATAAAGTGAGAGTTGAAGAATACCAACGTTGGTTGGACAAGTTCACTGCGGCACAGGCTCACGTCTCGCATATCATCATTCTCAATCTCGTCAACTGTGCGAGACTTCACGATGTGGACGGCATTTCTTTTATCGATGCAAAATACAAAATGCCGCGCGAAAAGAAAAGCTCAGGCGACAGCGGGCTAGAAGTCTACACGGTAGCCGAAATCGACAGCATCCTTGAATCGTTGCGAGGTAGTCGCATCGAGGGCGTTGTGATTCTAATGGCTAAAGGCTCATGTCGTGTTGGCGAAGCAGCGGCAGCAGCGGTGAAAGACATTACGTTTGATGAATACAATGGTCGCACGTACGCCGTCTACGACCTTTATCACCAGTATTCTCAGCACAATAGCTTTGAACCGCTTAAGACAGCAGAAAGCCGCCGTGCAATCATCATTCCACCACCATGGAGCTTGCGGCTCGCCGAGATAGCAAAGCAGCGCACAGAAGACCAAGAGCTATACATCTGCGACAAAGGCACGGGAATGCCGATTGATCGCAAGAGGATTACAGGTGAGTGGCTCAGCTATTACAGGAATGGAACGATTGACTTGCGCTACCTGACCATGACCAAGTTGCGCAACTCATGGGCCACGGCAATGCTTTGGAAATACGGAATTCCCGCACAGATGGTGGACAAAATGATGGGCCATGCCGCGAAAAATATTCTCGGCAAACACTACGACCGCCCCGACAAAGAACTGTTCATCGAGACGGTCGATAAGGCTTACTTCGGAAATTAGTTAGGTACCCGTAAGGACAAATTAGGACGCAAAACCTTTATGCAATCGTTCTACCTGCGGGTTTGTTAAACTACCTTAGTCCTCGGCGTTGTAGCCAACACGGCGAATCTGGGC